ATTAAAACCACCTTCAATACCTTTGTCCTCAAAAAACCTTTTGTATATCCAATGCTCTTTAGTAACAGGGTTTAATATCAAGATGATTCTATTCTGTATATTCTTTTCTCTAATACTTAGATCTATTGTATCAAATATATCTTCATCAATTAATTCTTCTGACTCATCTAAACACCAAGTGCTTATTCCTTGTAATGACTTTAGACTGGCTGTTTGATTTCCTGAAGAAGTCTTAATTCCTCTAAATAGAATGTCTGACTTGTTTCCTAAATTAACTACTTCAGCTTTATTAATACTAAAGATACTTTCAAAACCTAATAGACTTATCTTTTCTAAAAACTCAGGGATAATTGATAGGTGAGCTGAAACCATTGTATAACGAGTAAACAATATCCTAATGCCTTCAGTCATTGTCAATAGAGTTAAAAAGACTGTAACAGCAAAAGACTTACCAGAACCCCTACCGCCTGTTATAATAAAGTAGCGGCAGTCAGATTCAAATAAGGCATTGTATTTTTCGTTAAGATTCAGTTTTTACAAAATTTATTAAAGGCATATTAATACTTTCATCATTAGAAGTTACATCAACTCTTTGCTGAGGTTTACCATAAAAGTAGTCAAAGAATAACTTAACCGCCCATTGTTCTTTTTTCTCTAATCCTTTTTTTAATGACTCTAAAGCCATTTCATTCATAGGTGTTAGATTCTCTATTAGCTTCTGTTCTTCTGCTTTGCCTTTACGCCCTGCGCCTGTCCTTGCTCCACCGTTGTTTGTTCGTTTATCCATAATTGAAATAGATTGATTATTCAATCTTATGTTATATAATAGAAATTAGTCTAATTTGTTTTTAAGTTTTTTAGTATTGCCTGAATTACATTTACAGTTATTGTATTTCCCATCTGTTTATATCTTTGAGTATCTGAAACTCCCTCTGTAAAGTTGTCTGGGAATCCCTGTAATCTTTCACATTCAATAGGAGTTAATCTTCTTATTCTATTTTGTGATTTATATAATGTGTTTTCAGTAGTTTGCAAAGTAGCTCCTAATCCTTTGTCTGAATATAATCTTGAAGAACTTTCAAAAGTATATTCGCTTTGTTCTATTTCACAAACTTGCTTATCATGTCTGCTATCAAAATGAAGCAACTCTTTTAATTTATTCCAAATTTCTATACTTGGTATGGCTCTGTATTTATCTATTCTAAAATAGTGTTCGGCTTGTGTTTTAGGAATTTTTAATTTATCTGCAATTTCTTTTATTGATATATTTTTCTTTTCTCTTAAAAATTCATTGATTTCTTTTGGTGTTTCATTGATTCTTTTTGTTGCAGTTAGTTTTACATCTTCTAATCTTTGTAATTCTACTATTGCTCTACCTGATGTATTTCCGCCGCCTTGTGCAGTTAAGGTCATAGCAATCCCATTAGGATTCAATACTGCATTTGATTCTCTTTCATAGTTTTTAGTTTTTCCTTTAACATATCCTGCAATTTGTATCTTCCTTGCATTTTTTTGTAATTCTATTGCTTGATTGTTTCCTGTATCTAAACAATATGCCGTTCCGCATTTTCCTGTTTTACTGCTTCTTGGATATAATGAATGACAAATTAAGCTATCGTGTTCGTGAGTGGTTATTGAGTTTGCTAAATTATCCTTTCTTAATTCTAATCTTTTACTTCTGCCTTGTTCCCTGTCTTTATCAGGATTACTTGTTCTCGGCCAAGTTCTTAATGCCGCACCCTTTGTTCTATTTGATATAGTAATATCTTTATTAGTGGTTGTAATATTACGCTTTAAATAATATTTACTATTCGGATTATCTTGCAGAATATCTTTTAGTTTTAATTCCAATGGTATTTCTTTTGGAAAGTTAAAATTATTATCTTCATCATCTCTTATTCCTATTATAAAAATTCTCTCTCTATTTTGTGGGATTCCAAAATCTTTTGTATTCAATACCTTGTAATGTATATTATATCCTAAATTGTCAAAAGGCATTAATGTCATTTGATAATTTGTTGTCTTTGCTAAACAATCAATTATCGTTTGAAAGGTTTTGCCATTATCGTGGCTTACAAGTCCTTTTACATTTTCAGCTATAAAATATCTTGGTCTATGTTCTTTTAGGTATCTTAAAGCATCATAGAATAAAGTACCTCTGGTGTCATCAAATCCCCCTCTTTTGCCTGCTAATGAAAACGCTTGACAAGGAAACCCAAAAACCAACAAATCTACATAAGACAAATCTTTCATATCCAAAGTAGTTATATCTTCTGCATATAACTTAGGGTTAAAGTTTTTTAAATAAGTTTCTTTTGCATATTTATCAATATCACAAGCAAATTCTATTTCGTGTTTTATTCCTAAGTTTCTTAGCGCTTGTTCGGGACTTCCTACTCCACTAAAAAATGTGCCTACTTTCATAAGTTATTTTTTTTATTCATATTCGTTTGGTAGCATTAATCTTATCCCTAGTTCTGTTAAAGCCCATATCCTTATTTGGTCTGCATATACCTCAAATGCTTTAGTGTCTAATGTAGCTGAACTCTTAACTACTTGCAGTCCTATTGTCTTATCATTTATTTCTATACTTTGCCATTCACTTGCAAACTTCACTTTAAGTATATCGTGCATTTCATCATTAAAGTAACCAAGTTCTTCAGCTAGTGTTTGTACTATACACTTCCAATAGTAATTGTTTTGCATATTAGACCTATTGTTTCTTTGTTTCTTAACTTCTACTATATAGTCGTTTTCTAATTCCTTTAAATAGTTTATCAGGGTTTGCTTATCTCTATCTTCTTTTATTACAAACTTCATTTAATAATCCTCATTGATTCCTCTTTCTCCTATCAGCTTCTCTTTGGCTCCATCCCAAAGTTTATCTCTATTTTTACTTAATGATTCTTCAGTTCGTATCTGACTTGGCATTCCTTCAAGGGGTTCGGAGTCCATGTACTTTCCGCATTTACAAAGTGCTTCTTTAGTTTCCCAATCTCCATCTATAAAAACTATTGTCGCTTTTGAAAGCTCTTTAGTCTTTCCACATTTACATTTATATTTTGTCATTTTCGGTTCGTAATAATCGGTTGGTATTGGCATTTTCTATTTCTTTTAGTAATTGAGTAGGAGTGTATATTGGCAAGTCATCATTGTAGTTTTCATATATACAAGTAAAGTTTTCGTTCTTCCCTTTCTTCCAAGTCCAAAGAGTTTTAGTTGCCTTTTCAATTTGTTGTTTTAACACCCATTTAATTGTCTTATATTTCTTTTTTTTTGTCATTTCTACCATTTATTATTTTTTCTTTTAAGTTTATATTTCACTTTGACTTTATGATAATCTCTTGAGCGGTCTTTAACTCTATTATCTTTTATATATTTTATTGGCTGTGCAAACCCAAACATCATTCTAAAAGTTCCCATTGTTTCAGGGCAATACAGTTTTGCTTTAGTCATTTGTATTTATTATATAGTTTTTTTATTCCATCAAAGCAAGTTGATATACAAGAGCCGCAATTAGTCCCAACTCCATAGGATGTATTATGTATTACATTATATAGAGTAATCATTTTCTTTTTAGCTTCTACATCTTTTGCCCTTCCTGTTTTCAAGTCTTTCCATAAGTCTAGTATTTCATCTATTATTTCTTTAGGCAAATCATCAGGTGCTTTTATTACTTCTGAAGTTTTATCCCAAAATTTTTGTGGACAGCTTTGACTTGAAATTCTGGATTTAATTTTCATGAAACATTTACAAACGGTGCAATTACCTAAAACTTTAGAGTAGTAAACACAAGACTTGCAGATAGCCATTCTGTTTTTATATACCTCATCAGTTACAAAAAACTTATTCATTAAGAATCTTTTTTAGTTGGGTTCTTACTTTGTCTATAGTAGTGAAAAGACTATTGCGACTGATCCCTGTTTTTTTTGCGAGTGTATCAAGCGTATTAGATTCGTAATAATAGAGGTGAAAAATCTTAGCATCATACCAGTAAAAATCTTCCTCTAATGTTTTATCAATTTTGTCTAACTTTTGGAACGCTATATTCTCATCAACTTCTTCTGCTATATTATATATGCTTCTATGGAAGTGGTCTGGGCTGGTGCTACTCATGTGAACCCCAACTAAATTTGTATAATACTTTTGATACTTATAAAAAAAAGGGCTTCTTGGGCTTGTAAGGCTTCGCTTCAACACTACTGCTCCATATTTTTTTATCCCAAGTATTCCATCATTTTTATAAATTTTACTTAAGGCATCAGGATTCATCTGAAGGAAATATAAGTACAACTCTTGTACGGCATCATCAATTTTAATCTTATCTTTTGTAATGCCATAGCACATCTTCCTAAAAAAAGGACTGAGCTTTGATATTTCTATATAGATTTTATTCACTAGGTTCTTTTAGATTATCAATTCTATCTACCGTTTCACCGACTAGCTCGTTTAAGACTGTCTTGTATGCTCTTATTACAGCTCTATTGCTATTAGTTTCAAGCCCTGCAAAAAATCCATTTGTAGCTACTGACAGATTAATCGGAATGATCGTAAGCCAATTATAGTAGTAATTTTCTGAGATTCCTGTTCCGTAATTGTTATGATATTCTATGATTGTATCTACTACATCTAGGTAGTTATTGTATCTGCTCTTTGAACTAACTTCTTTTGCAAACTCTTGGCACATCATTATATAAGTATCTACTATTGTTCTGTGTTCTTCACTTGCATAGATTGGCTTAATCATTTGACAAATTTAAGAAAACTTTTACTCTATTCCTTTGTCTTTTTTTATCTTTTCAACAAGGTCTTTGTAATAAGTAATTTTTTCCTCGTAATCTATACGGCTAACTTTCATAATAGTTCTAGCTAAAAGCTCTAATTTTTCAGAAGTTCCATCTCCATACTTTGAATCCAAAGCTACTGAAAATTTATACTGTTCTCCGAAATTAAATATATTGCATTTTATACAACCGACATCACAATTTTGCTCATTCCATCTCGTTGCAAGATGCCTCCTGCTTTGGAAGTGAGAATTGTGCATTGACTTATAATTTTTTACCACCCCACAAGTTATGCATTGTACTAAGCCCTCAGAAGTTGCAAATCTTAGCCGTATGTAAAGACTGAACCATTTGTCAAGCTCTTTTTTTAGTTTGCTAATTGTTTTCATATACTCTTAATCAAATCAGCAAC